GGTCGCGAGTCTCCAAGATCATCGTGCGGTACCAAATGCCAGTGGCGGAATACTCAGGTTTCTCGCCTCCAAGAGTGAAACCGCTGAACTCTTCACGCATGCCGTTAAGGTTCTTGAATACCCAGGGAGAATCAGGAAAATCCTTAGACAGCGCAAACCTGTCGACTGCAGCGTCATCACCATTGATCGCAGCGGTGTCGTCCGGCTGGATGTCGTTCACCAGGCTGGTGACTACAGCACGACGGAGCGAATTCAAAGTCCAAGTGTAACGGTCTCCAGAATTCTGCATGGTTGCCATGGTGCCGTGGCGGCTGCGTGACTCGAGACGGCGTTGGACGTAGCTGTCAACGTATGCAGCTGGAAAGCCGCAGCGTCGCATGACGTGCTCGTCAAAGTTGAGCACGCCAGCATCGCACCCGACGTCCCACTGCGTGACGTCAGACGAAGACACTCCATTATCAACACGCCAACGTTCCTGATACCTACGAATGAACTCGTGGGGGTTCATGCGGCGGTAAAACAGGAAACACTTGGGAAACGCATCGAAAAGTTCATCTTCAAGGAAAAGTGCGTAAGGTGCGTCAGCAAGGGTTTGGTTAATGTCGTACTCATGTACGAGCTGGCCAGGAATTGCCTCACGCTTCTTCCTCTTCTCGTCTTTCTTAATCACCTGTGCCTTGAGGGAAATGACAATGTCGGCACCGGTGCGGTCTGGGTCATGAGCACAAATCTTGTGACGGACAGCGTCAGCGGTGCGGCTGTTCGTGTACTCGACTACAGAGCGGTCGACATACTCGGCATGCTTCGAGGCAGACCACTGTGGACAATTGGGAACGAGACGATCAAACTCCTTGCACATGTCCACCCGGCGGCAACGCTCCTTTCGAGCCAGATTGGCTGCGTAAGTTGAAGGAGTAAGTCGTTTCTTAACGGACAGGAAGTAAGTAGACGTGTCCGCGCGCTTGTGAACGTGCGGGTTGACAAAGGCGACTTCCTTGAACTGGTCGGTGGCGCCGCCGCGGCCGGGCAATTCCCTGTGTTCCTTGGCATGCCAGTGAGTTTCTCGAATGAATTCTTCAACAGGAGCGCCCTCATGAAGTCCGCCCTCACTCACCCCATAATCAGCAACCGCTGCTTCGACGGAAACGTGGCTTGTGGCGGGCACCGCAACATTCTGGAACTCATGAGCTGGCACGTGTGAGCCGACTCTGGCATACCAGGACAAACTGGGCATGCTCGCCTCAAGGTGCTGGGAAAAGGCCGCCCTTGACATCCACCAAGAAGGATCAGCCTCTGCGCTGGACTTGCCACGCATGCCGTACAGAATTGAATTGACAATGTCGCTGTTGGTTGCGGGTGATTGAGCATACTTACGACTGTCGAGTCCGTCCATGTGCAAGTACACTCCCGTGGAGCTGCGAGTTAGCGCGACATAGGCGCTTCTGTCGAGCAGAGCGCCTTCCAAACCTGTGGCGTCAATCTCAACGTCCTCGGCGAAGTCCTCTCCCTGCACTCCTTCATAAGTGTAAGCGCGCCGACCGGCGCCAGCAAGTACACC